GTTTTTCTGCCGGACTGTTAGCCTTCATAGCAGCAGCGCGAGCTTCTTCCAAACGACCAACCTGCATACCCTCTTCAAACCGGACAATGTGCCGAGTTTCAAAAGTTGTATTCCAGCTGGCCATAGGGATATTAGTATGATCGCCATAGGGCACTGAGTTTCCAGTATGCTCCATAATACCCTGGACGATTTCCTCATCTTCCCAACGACCTTGCACCGTGATTCCAATAAGCGAATCGATCCGGCGGGCTGCTGTAATAATTTCAACGAACCCAGGCAACCAAGCTTGAAGAAACTGAACAGGCGTGGTAACGCTCGCGGTTGTGAGAGGTGCTGTAAGAGCTGCATCAAAGCCAACTCCATATCTCACCATATCCATTACATCTTTTTCATCAAAGCAAATACCAAGCTTGGCAAGTGCGCGATAGTTAGCAACTGAGTCCTTGCCCATTTTATAAGGGCGGACTTGACTTGCTTTCAGGTGCGAAATTTCATGTATCATTTTCTTTTTTCCTTTCCGTTTTTAAACTTATGCACCGGCAACAATAGTCGGCTCAGTTAATGTTATGATTGCAAGACCGGCAGCCGGAATATTTTCACGATCAATCTTGGCGCCGACAATCTGGGTATATCCAACACCCGCGACACCTGAACTTAGAATGCCGGTTGTGTCTTCATAAAAAATACCCTCACCAATTTTACCAGTGGTAATAGCAGCAAGGTTAACAATGATCGTACCCATGCTCATAAGTTCAGCGTTCGTATTTTCCGGCAGGTCAAGGCTAGGCTGAAGTGTTCCAGCAGCTGTACCATACAGGGCATAATGTTTCGGGTTAATAAGAATACCAGCGAAGTCGCCCGCGCCAATTGAACCTGCACCAGCTTCATGATCGTTCGCTGAATCCCACGTAAAAGCTTTACCGACTGTGTTCGGAATTACTCCGCCTGAAACCAGGTTAGCCGGTCGCGCGCGATGCGGACCATCAAAAATAATCTCACCGATTATACCAGTTGTCTGAACTTTACGAACTGTGTCTTGAAACATTATTCTACCTCCCCTGCAAGATATTCATCCACACCTGGATCAGAGATCTTTGCGTCAAGGGCAGCACCAGGAGCAGAAGCAACCGGCGAACGCCCATGTAGAAAACCATTTAGAGTTGCGAGTTCAAAACCTGGAGCACACGACAGCTCAAGTTTCTTAACTCCATAAATAGCCATATCATTAATGTCCATTTCATCAAAAGCAAAAGCTCCGGTGAACTCGGACATTCTGGTATACAGCTCGTTGCGCAGAGCGATGGTTTTAAGTACAGACTTCATACCGGTTTTTTCCAAAGCATCCATGCTCGTGGTCAGAGCGGAAATCTGGGCAGCCTGCTTTTTATTATCGGCACGCAAGGAATCCATACCCTCACCCTTTTTCTTTTCCAGCTCTTCATCTTCAGTTTCTTTTTTCTTGCCGGCGATGTATTCATCTTTGGCCTTGCTTGCCGGAGCTTTCTCAAGCTCTTCAGGAGACATAGCATCAAACGCTTTTTTCTCTTTTTCAATTTCAGCGTCTTCAGCTTTCTTCTTGTTTTCAAGCTCAAGAGCATCAGCGGTTTTCTGCTTCGCTTCTTTCTCCATCCCTTCGAGCTTTTCATCCATTGCTGTGATCGTCTTTCCTTGAGCGATCAACAGTTTTTCCATTGCCTTAGCATCCATGGTAAACTCCTTACTGTCAATTGTGAATATTAAACTACTATCTAAGACCGCAACCTCTGGACCCATACGCCCTTCAGGAACGGATGCAACATGGTTACCTCTGATATTAGTTTGGACGAAATCATAATGCTGTCCGCCGTAAGTACCAGATTTCTTTTCATAACGACATCTATAACCTAACGATAATTCTTTTTTGCCCTCCTCTATTTGAGTTTTTAAATTCTCCGAAAATACTTTCACATTACCTTTTAAGGTTTCATCAGTGGGATCAAAATAAACTGCTTCACCAATAATACCTGTAATACCTTTTTTCTCTGCAGGAGTGAAACCTTCCTCTTCACTTCCAAGCATTACATGACCGTCTACCCAGGGTAGAAGTTTAAAAGAGTTTATACACTCTTCACTTTGAAGCTCTTCTGCCGACCTATAAACATTAAAGACATCTCCAGGCTCTAAACCAAAAGCTCCGCTAGAATCAACCATCGCTCCAGAGTATGGATAAACGCCGACCTTGGAAAGTGGGTTATCTTGGATTTCAAACCATCCATTGATGTCATATTTTCGATTTGTTATTGTCATGCTGCTACCTCACCAAATTCAATAATCGGTCTCATAAAACATTTACAGTTAATGGCTTGACTAGGTAAACCACGCTCACCTGTTTTCTTATCAATGATAGGTGGATCATTTATACTAAAGATTTGGCCGTTTAGTCCAGCTGGATATTTAGCCCTACTTTTATGATATTCTCTTGGCTCCCGACCACCTCCAGAATGGACCCACTCAAATTTCTCAACTCCGACTTCAGTCATCCTTGTTTTTGTAATAGCTGTATAAGCTTTTCTTGTTTGGTCAAGCGCGACATTCTTAGCCTTGTTGAGAACCTGAGCATTTTTGTCATCTAGGAATTTTTGAATATTTGGGATTAGAGTTTCTAAACCACCACCCTCTGTTATAGATCTGTAAACCGCCCCTCTAACTGAAGTTAAATAATCACCGGACATAGTTTTTATAAGATCAATATTTGAATTAAAAGACGACTTTAAAACTTCGGTCATTCCAGCAGTGTTTTTAAAATCAGGCTGGATAAGTAAACCCTTTGATAATTCTTTAAGGCTCTGGTTCAAACTATTTTTACTAGCCTTATTGGTAGTGATTAACATTCGTTCAACCATTGTATCCGCCTTGCCTGAAACGAGTTTGCTTATCTCCCTAAACAATTTATTCATTCTTGCTTTGGCTTGGCTCGTCATGCTTGCATCCATAGTAAAATATTCTTTTGAAGTTGGTGACTTATAAATTTGTTTTATAGCCTGCTCTGTTTTCTTAATAACCAACTCCATTAGTTTATTAACATCGGACACATAGCGAATTTGAATAGCTGCGTTCATCGGAATGGCTTTACCTTTTAAAATCCTAGGCTTTACTGGAGCCTTACGATTTTTATTTCTTATAGGTTTGAACTGGGCCATCAGCTGTAAATTCCTATTATAATATCCGTGGTTGGGTTGTCAGCCATTATTCAGCTTTCACTTTAGCAGTTACTTTTTTCTTAACATTAGCATCTGGATTTATGGCCCTGTCTGCTGGACCTATAATTTTTTCAGCTTGCGTCCTGGAGATTGGAAACGCGACGGTTAAAATTTCAAGACCTGATTCCCTGGTTAATACTCCTGTATGGATTTGCTCAGCAACTTCAACCATAGAAGATACTTGCGCGCCGTTCAAAGAAACGTCATCAATATTATCAATGTCGGTTTCAAGTTCTTGCTCTTCACCTTCAAGCTTCTTTGGACTTTTACCATCCGTGTTATCATCAGCAGCTAAAACCTCTAAACCATTATAGCCACTTTCCGGATCTGAGGAAATTCTGTTGCGGATATCATAACCATCTATTGCGCCAGCCTGCTGATGATTTAGATCTGTTTGAGAATTCTTGTTATTGATTTCAGCAATCTCTTCAGGAGTAGACGACTTGCATGGATTCCAAACGATTTCGATTTCAGTATCATCACTAATACCTTTTTCGGATTTGATTAGTAATTCATAATGGCGATCTAAAAGAAGAGTGTCATCTACCTGGATTCCTTCAAGCAAATCATAGTAGGTATTTTCTTCAGCCTTACCTGTTGATTGAAAACCCTTGGGCGTGGTCCCGAGCAATTTAGTTGCGGGCATCTCAGCGATGGCAGCTACTAATTGATACTGAGTCATTATCAAAGCGTCAAGATCATTTAAGGAAGTATCTGTTTGGTCAAATTCCTCTTCCTTATCTATAGCGAGCACTCCATAATTATCACGGAATGAATTAAAGGCTAAAAGTCTTTCTTCAAATTTAGCCTGGTCACCTAGAGCTGCGATGGTATCTGTTCTAATAATATTAGTTCTTTTAGTGAGCGCGAGCTGTGGAGCTTCGTTGGCTGTTCGCTCTGCTGAATAGATCCGCTCGTAAATCATTTGAGGTAATGGAATACCTCCATAAATATATGAAGGCTTAAGAACATCGGCAAGTTCAGCGTTTCTAATAATTACCAAATGACTTTTATGATATCGCCTGCCTGAGATCCTCCACCAAGTAGGCTCATAGAAATCTGGGTTGGCCGGATTCCCAACTGCTTCAGCATTAAGTTCAGGAGTAATCCAATAAGGATCAACTTGCGTTATACCTTTATAAGATCCTGGTTTTACTCCATCGATATTAAAAGGTTTCCTATAAAAATCTTCATCATCAGATTCAATATTGAAAATGACTATCCTAATTCCGAAGATCCTATTGAACCTAGCAAACTCAATCATGTTATCTCTGAGCTTATATTTCTTATCTAACTTACGGATCTTAGAAATTATCTTTGGATCAATGTCATCTTCGCCATCATTTATAGTTAGGTTATAACCATTTTTGATTGCGTCTTTAGCCGGAACAGTACAGGCTTTATTTACTAACCACTGTTGAGCTATAGTTGCGCAAGCCTGGTATCCTATGAAGCCTTGCTGAACATACCAAGAAAATAATATCTGCGGAAGTACTCCCGTGTTCAGGCTGAAAGCTTCTTTAATATCTACAGCATCCATTCCAATAGCATGGTCAGTCGTAAAACCAAAATCATCAAGCACTGTAAAGTTAGCAGCCGTTTTCTGAAATGCGTTTTGCTGAATCCAATTAGCTACTCCGCCGATTCGTCTCGCGCGGGCAGTTACAAGCTCGGTCGTTGATATGGAATGATCTTCAGTAGTAACAATAGGTGTTTTATACCAGGCAACGAAACGGTCAGCTAATTTAGTAAACAAATTTTTAAACATCGAAAAATCCTCTTCTCATATCTTTAGGAGCATAGGCCATAATAAATGAATCAGCATTATTTGGTGAATCGATTTCGCGGTCGGCAAGATCTTCTTTACTTTCAACTTTAACTCTACCATCTTTTGCAAAGTCTCTAAGCGGCGTGGATAATTCAATAATCAATTTGTCAAGCAGAGGATGATCTTTACTAATACTAATTAAATCTTCAGGTTTAAATACTTCACCATTAGTTATAGCATTATAAGTATTCCGAAATCGATCAGCGACGAGCCACCAGGCTTGCGCTTTCAGATTACTAAAGAAATCCTTATTCATTATTTTAACGATACCATCATTTATATAATACTTATCTGGCCCTATGGTTTTTCCGCCGGCTACAAATTTTGAATACTTAATAACCTTTGGCCTGCCTGTTGCCTTATCTTTTTTATAAGCTTCAGCGCGCTCTGTATTCATCTCTTTAAATTTAGATCCGCAATGAGCGCCTACGCCTATGGAATCATAATTAACATGAGCGCCTACTTGAAGAGCTAAACCATAAACCCTCTTGCAAGACTTAAGCAGCTCGTCCTCTTTACCTTTCCACTCTTCACCCCATAGCGCGACGACTCCATGTTTATAAGTAGTAGCACATAAATCTTTTCCATCATCGGCCACATCAAATCCAATATCCTTAGAACCTTCAATTGGAATATCTAATTTGATATGAGCATCGATAGCAGCCTGAACCCAAGCGCGTTTAATAACTGCCTTAACATCGCTGGACCTGGGCAAACCTAAATAAATATGTTCATACTCTTCTTGATCGGATTCTTTAAGCTGCTTGATTTTCCTTAGTGCTACTTTAGATAGGAATGGATTTTCATCGTAATTAATATGGCGAACTATAACTCGGTTATCTGAGGATGGTTTGAATAGAGGAGATGTTTCAATGAAGTCAGTTTCAAGATGTGGGTTATATAAGATCCAACATTCGCAGCCTGCCTTCCTCAAGGTTGGGTAGATTATTTCCCACTGTTCTTTTGTTAATCCTTCACCCTCTTCTATCCAACAAATGTCGGCACCTTCAAATCCTTTTATGTCAAATAGGTTTCTCTGCATTCCGTAAAAATGAAACTCGGATTTAGTAAACCTGTTATATAGTACAGTGTTCTGAGCATCAAATCGATGGCCTAATTTGAATCGCTCTATCTGGATTTTAAGATTGGCATAAACTGATTGGGAGATTTTATTTTGGAATTGCCGAAGGCATAAGAATTTGGTTTTATAATTGTCTGCAAGGTATGTTGCAACTCCAGCAGCATCCCAAGTCTTTGATGACATCCGGCCACCCTTGAGAATTTTCAGATCTGCTTTTTCCAACCAGAAATCCTTAAGATTAGGATTCAGAGTCGGAAGTAGGTTTTCCGTTGTCTGCGTAGAAATCATTAAAGTTACCAGGCGTCATTGTTCCATCTTCACTTGAGTGGTCAGTATGTTCTTTAAGACTTAACTCGCGAGCGATGATGCTTGCGTTCAAGAGGTCAGCTGCTGCCCCTTCAAATTTTTGTTGGTAGATGATAGATTGGATTCGCTCACAGGTTTCTTTGAATTCATCGTCGGCTTTATAATTCGCCCAGGTGTCTTTAGAAATATTTATGAAATTACAAAAGCCGATGATCGTCATGGCTCGCATCTTTGGAACTTCAATCAGATCTGCTTCGCCTTTATATTTTGAAAGCTCAACAGCCTGGAGCGGGTGTTCTTCTACCCACTGGAAATATTCTTCGGCAGCTTTTGCTAACGACTTGACGGTAAACTTCTTTCCTCTACCACTCTTCGCACGAGCTTTCCAAAATTCATTTCCGGTATTTCCATGTTCTTTTTTCTTGGGCACGTTTTATTACCTCTGTGAGTGATGGCGATAAAATCATTTTACATATATTATATAGTCTATAAATAACTTGGTTGTAAAGTCTTTTCTTTTATGAATGGGAAGATTGTTTAAAATACCCTCTGTAGTAATGGTAAGCTAATAAAATTCCTTTCCTTTTTAATATTCTGCTACAGCAGCTCTACCCTCTGTAGTGGGATGAATAATAGGTAACTAACCGAAAAGCCTTAGTTTTTTAGTTTTTTGCTACAGTGCTACAGCACTACAGAGTCTATTCTTCTAGGTTTTAATAAAATAAAGTAATAAGGTATTATATCTTTAAGGAGTAGATAAGAGAATAGGAAATGCTGTAGCAAGTAGTTCTGTAGCAGAAAATATAAAGGTATTTTGAAGGCTTAAAGATATACTTAGGTATAGGGTTAAAAGACATCAGAGAATTTAATTATATTTAGTTATTTACTTTTAGATTTTTATATACTATAAATACCTTTATAAATACCTAATTACTAAGAGGATAATTAAACATGGCTAAAATTAATAAAGAAGTTAAGGCTTTAAATAGAATTATAAATAGTGTTTCAAGTTCTTTACTGCCTGGACTTCAAGGTGATATCAAATCACTCCGCAAAATATTAAATCAAAAAAGACCAGGTGCTTTCTGGAATGATCCAGATAAGAAAAAACAAGTTCAGGTCAATATGAAAAAGGCTCACGCTCTAAGACCTAAGTCAAGAATGAAATTAACCTGGAGGTCAACAGGATCTTATGTTGAACTTGAAGACTATATAAAAATAGGTGAGCTGTGTGGATGCGCTGCCCATACTGTTAGGTGTAAATTATCAGCCGGAAAAGGTGTTGCTAACTTCTCTTTTAATAATGAAATTATTACTGTTGAGAGGATCTAAAATGATTAGAAAAAAATGCTCTGATTGTAAATGGTGCCGTATTATTTCACAGCTTAAAATTTGTACTAACCCAGAACAAAGATATAGATATTGTTCAAATGCAAGATGCGAAGGTGAGTGTGGAAAATCAGGTAAACTATTTGAGGTGAAAAATGACTAGAACAATAGAATTCAAATTTGATAGTGATAATAAAAAGTTTTTAACTACCTGTGATTTTCTAGCCATTGGCCGAAGAGTTGGTTCATCAGCTTGCCAACATTGTTTATTTTTTGAAGGTATGGGAATGAAACCAGATGAATCATTTATTTTCTGTTCCTGTCAAGGTAATATTATAACGGAGATAAATAATGAAAACTGATGGAGAGTTTTGCTCTTTAAAATGTGACCGTTTAAATATAGATATCCAAGCAGGTGAAATACAATTCATTTATTGTCTTAGATTTCAAATCGATTTGAAGTTTAGTGATAAGTATAATAAACCTATTAGAGATGATAAATGTAATTGTATAGGAATTAAAAAAGATGATTAAGAAAACTCTTTTAATAATTCAAAAAGTAATTTGTTTTTTCTTCGGCCATAAATATTTTGGTGTTCAATT